ATGATTGATAGTAAAGTTAAGCAACTGACTGTAAGGGAATTTCTGTCAGATGGACAATATGTGATTCCCATTTATCAACGCAACTATGATTGGGGGGAAAGAGAGACCTTGCAGTTGCTGGAGGATATCTCAGACTACGCGCAAAAAAACAGCAATCAAAAATACTATATCGGTTCGGCTGTTGTATTTGTTCGAAATGTGAATGGGACAACCTATTTCGAAATGATAGACGGCCAACAACGTTTGACAACGCTGACCATTTTGGCGAGTCTGTTGAAACACGAAGGGAAGGCAGACTGGTTCAAGCAACCGAATCTGTCTTACGAGCACCGAAAAGAGGCAGATGAGGCACTCAGAAGGCTTCAAGAGGGCATGCAATCCGAACATCCCGCAGCACGAAATATAGTGAATGTATATGCTTTGCTTAAAAAACATCTGATCCCTGTTCTCGAAGCCAAAGAATTGGATAAAGCGCAATTTGCCGACTACCTTTTTAATCAGGTGAAGATTCTACGCATTCCACTCCCGCATGATACTCAACTGAACCATTATTTTGAGATCATGAACACACGCGGAGAGCAACTGGAAAAGCATGAAGTGCTCAAAGCCACGTTGATGAGCAAACTGCAGCCTGAAGAGCATCCCCTCTTCCACCGGATTTGGGAGGCTTGTGCTGACATGAATTCCTATGTGCAAATGAAATTCTCTGTGGAGAACAGAACGATTCTTTTCGGTAAGAATTGGAGAGAACTTCAGTTTGATCAGTTCGATAGTTTGCGCGAAGCCCTTTTCAAGCAGAAAGACGGTGAGCAGAAGTCAAAAGAAAACAGTGCTCCCCTCACCCTCAATCGTCTTTTTGAAGATGCGAAAAAGGGGAGTAAATACGGGCAGTCTGAGGTAGGAAGTGAAGGAACGGGAGAACAAGAACGATTTGGTTCAATTATCAATTTCCCGAATTTCCTGCTGCAGGTGCTCAAGGTATGCTACCACCGCAGTGAATTCTATAAGAAGGAGATAGATGAACAAATTAGACTCGACGACAAAGGCTTGATCCCTATCTTTGAAAACGTACTTCGGTCTTTGGACAATGAGGAGAAACAAGCGGAGTTTGTGAAGTTCTTCATCATCAAGTTGCTTTTTTTGAGAACGCAATACGATCGCTACGTGATCAAACGAGAAGAGCACAACGGCACCGAGAGTTGGAGTTTGAAAACGATTCAGAAGTATGACAAGAACAAAGTTGATTATGTCAACACATTCAGCAATGAAGGTGAAGATGCAAAAGCAGTGCAACTGCTTGAAGCAATGTTTCATGTCTCGGCTCCGACTCAAATTTATAAGCATTGGTTGAATGCCTTGTTGTATGCTCTTGAAATTAGGAAAAAGCAAATTTGCGCCTCATTCCTGCGGGACGAGTTGTACAATCTGGCCTGCAGTTTTATGCTGGATATCTACCTCGCGAAGGAGAAGACAACATTCGAAGATATTGTGTATCACCAAGAGGGCAAGCCTGCTCATGACCTCAACAATATAGACTGGGGGAGAATAGATCAGGGGTGCAGCGTGCACAATTTCATTTTCAACTTCTACGATTTCATTACATGGCAGAATGCCCCTCAGAAATACCCAAAGTTCGATTTCTCCTATCGTACTTCGGTGGAGCACTTTTATCCACAAAAGTCGACATCTTGCGAAATTGACTGATTATGAACCAATTGGTCACAAATAACCTTATTCTTGCACGGATATTGCACTACAATCACACTTCTGATTTACTTCGAAGCAATGAAATTATTAGCTCCTTGTCTCTTAAATGCTCCTCCAATTGTGCAATGCGAGCACGGAGTTCTTCATTTTCCTTTGCCATGTCAGTGGAACCGGAAAGAGCAATGTTGTTACCATTGAACGAGGAAACTGCATTGTTACCAATAGATAGGTAAGACTTGTCATCAGGAAAAAATTCTGTTATACTCACATTCAAAGCTTTTGCGATACGCTCAAGATCTTGAGCCTTGATAGAACCCTCACGGATACAGCGAAACAAGTTAACGTCGCTCATGTCGACTTCAGCAGCTAATCCTTTGACACCACCGGGGCGTTTTGAGCAGAGTGTTCGAATACGTTCTAAAAACATAGTAATCGAGTTTAATCCTTGAAGAAGCACATCAAAAATGACAGCGTCGAATAAAACACACAAATAAATTTGATAGTGTGCAATAAAAATGATACCTTTGCCAGACAAAGATAATAATAATAATAACAACAGCAGCAGAGGCCGATGGATAAATACATAAGAAAGGAAATACTTAGCGCAGCGGTGATGAGAGAAATCCAAATCGGACAGACTTACATGATTCCGATTAGGTTTTATGATCGAGTAACCGTCTACAAAAACAGATATGGGAAGAGTCTACAACGAAAATTCGAGACAGTAGTAGATGAACCCAAAGGTTTAATCTATCTAACAAGAGTATCATGATCCACATTCCACCCCAAACCGTCCCCGGAGGACGTTATGACATCGCTCAAACGTGTGCATTGCTTGGTATCCACCGCAATTCGCTTCGTGTCTATACCATAAATGGCGCGATTAGATCAGAGTATCATCCCGAGTTGGCACGGAAACTCTACACCGCAGAGGAAATTCAGCGCTTTTGGCATAGTAAACTGTAAAAGAAGAGAGCATGCTGCCTGTAAAGTACAACACAACCCGAGAAGGAATTGAAATCTACCTATCGGGAACGAGACATACCTACAAACTTGAATGCACCTTTTGGGCAATTCGGGCAAGAGCTTTCTTTGCCACGATAGAGAAGGAATTTCAAGTGGAACGCGTGAAGAATAACGACGACGGGACGAGTGTCGTATTCTTCAAAACGAACACAGAACAAGCGGAAACGCTTGTGGAAAGAATGCAAGACATCGTCGAAGCGACACTCTACGATTTATGATAACTGTTGAACAACTATACGCGGGTACACGGGAAGGACTGGATATTATCCTTTCCGTGTATCCACAAGCGGAGGTTTGCGTAAGTAATCCAAAGGCAAAATTCAAGGCACGAGAATCCGAACGAACGCCGTCTGCTATGTTAATGGCGACGACGGATAAAAACGGGAATCGCGTGTGGAAGATGATCGATTACGGTGATGAAGGGCATGCACTTTCACCGGTTGACGTCTGGATGAAAGAGCGCGGCATCAATCGATTCGGCGAAGCTGTATTGCAAATTGCTGAAACGTTCAATGTACGTTCTGACATCAACAAAACGCAGAACCGAGCCGAATGGAAAGATCGACCGGCAAAGCCTGATGAAGCCGAAGGACAGACTATTTTCGAACTCATGGACGAAATACCGGAGACATGGTTGAAGGTAATGAGTCCGAAAGCGACTCAAGAAGTCGCCAAAAGTCTACACTGGCATGCTGCGAAATATGTGGGATATGTAAAGAATCGAGTGGTCAAATGCGAGTATGCCAACGAACATTATCCGATACTAATACGCGAGTGTGTAGTACCAGCGAAAGGAGAGGAACCGGGGAAGTCTTTCTACAAGATCTACAAGCCACTGAACCCTGATAAGGCTTTTCGATTTTCGTATGCACCACGTGGTGAAAAACCGAGGTCTTATATCAATGGACTCGAGGAGTTACGCATGCAATGGCGAGAACTTAATGAGAGGCTTGAGCGTGAATGGAACGCAGACCCGGCCAAAGAGAATATACCATACAAAGAGATCAAATTAGCAGAGGCGATAATCTGTAGTGGTGAACGGGACGCCTTATGCTGTAAAGCCATGGGATACGCCCCGCTTTGGTTTAACTCGGAAACTTATCGCGTTTCGGACGCGGAATTTCGCGAGATTACGAAGTACGCTGAAACGATATACAATATCCCCGACCTGGACGCTACAGGGCGTAAAAAGGGAGTTGAGATGGCACTGCGATTCATTGACGTGCGAACTGTTTGGTTACCGGAATGGTTGTCGTCCTACAAAGACAATCGGGGGAAACCACGGAAAGATTTGCGCGATTGGATGGAGCTACGTGGGGAAATCGGTGATTTCAAGGATCTGCTCCTCATGGCTACATCGGCCAAATTCTGGAGAGAAAGAGTCAATGAGAAGAAGAATAAGACGGAGTATTGGATCGACACAGTTTCATTACTGGCATTTTTGGAACTCAACGGGTATCGTTGTCTAAAAGACGAGGATAGCGACTTGACAAGATTCGTACACATCACAGGGACGACGGTGCGCGAGATAAAGCAGCGAGATATAAGACGTTTCATTCGCTGTTGGGCAGAGGAGCGCGCATTGAACGCCGATATCCGTAATCTCATACTCAACTCTACCAAATTAGCCGGACAAGCGGTGCTCGAAAACCTGGCAGAAGTGGAGCTGGACTTTTCAAACTGTACAGCGGACTCACAGATATTCTATTTGAAAAAGAATGATCGGGAGAACGTGGCAGTGGAAGTTACTGCCAACGAACTCAAAGAGCACACTGATGGTTCTGCTTTGGGGCACTATGTGTGGGAAGAGAATGTGATTCCACACCGATTTACAAAGCTCGAAGATATGTTTGAGATTACGTGCTCGAAAGATGAAACAGGGACAGACGTTTGGGACATAAACGTTCAAGACACGGCTTCTCCTATGTTTGGCTACGTGATCAATACATCGAGGCTCTATTGGAGAAAGGAAATAGAAGAGGCATTTGCAACGAGAGGCGAAAGGAATGCATATCATGAAGCACACCGTTTTGATATTGCAGGGCAAGGACTGAATGCAGAGGAGATCAGAGAACAGAAGCTCAATCTCATCAACAAGATTTTCTCTATAGGCTACATGTTACACAGACACAAAGACCCGTCAAGAGCATGGGCGCCGCAGGCCATGGATAACAAGATCGGATCAGATGGGGAATGTAATGGAAGATCGGGGAAATCCTTTCTCTTCAAAGCATTCGAACATTTCATGAAGCAGGTAAAGCTTTCGGGGCGAAACCCCAAGCTCATGGATAACCCACACGTCTTTGACCAAGTAGACAAAAGCACTGATTTCATTCTCGTGGACGATTGTGCTCAATACCTTTCGATGGGTATGTTTTACGACATCATCACCGGTTCATTGACAGTCAACCCGAAGAACAACCGCTCATTTACGATTCCGTTTTCAAAAGCTCCGAAAATGGGATTTACGACCAACTATGTTCCTACTGATTTCGACGCATCGACAATGGCGCGTTTGCTACCAATGGTTTTCTCAGACTATTATCACCAACGTGCCGCCGAGAATGACTACATTGAAGATCGATCTATTCGTGATGATTTCGGACGGAACCTTTTGACAGAAGATTATCCTGAAAGCGATTGGAACCGAGATATCAATTTCTTCATGCAGTGTTGTCGATTCTATCTGAAAGTAGCGGGTACGAGCGGTAAGATATTACCGCCACTTGGTAATATCTTGCAACGAAAGCATAAGGCAGACATGGGTGAGAACTTTGAAGATTGGGCGGCCACCTTCTTTGCCGAAGAAAGTGGCAACCTCGATTGTCTGTTGGTTAGACGTTTGGCCTTTGAAAATTACGTCAGATTTGCCGGGAACGTAGGGCACCAGTATTCTATGAAAAGGTTTGTCAAGCAATTAAAGGCGTTCGTCGCTTTATCCCAAGAGGTCTATATGCTTAACCCGCCCGAACTTTGTAACTCGCAAGGCCGTATTTCTCGGAGAATTGATGGGAAGATGGAAGACATCATCTATTTACGTTCGAAAAAGGCGCACGAAGAAGAAGAGCCGGTAAACGATTCATTTGATCCACCATATAGATTACCGTACTGAATGTAGAGCAATAAGCAGCCATGCAATCGCGTGGCTGCTTTTTTTATATTATTACGTGTTTTCTGGCGGGAAAACCTGTCTGTATGATCTGAGAGGTAGGAAACCGTAAAAATGTGACATGCTGAAATCGTACTATTTTTCCGTATCATCGTATCATGTAGAGAAAAAATAGAAGAGAATACCGATGAATAAAGGGAATTCGGCATGATACGGAAGTGATACGGAAGTGATACGGAAACGATACAGAAAAACCGAGAAGCGTATCAAAGCACCGAATTTCGCCCCTCGATGATACGTTTGCAGACGGAAACCAAGCTATTTCGGGGTCTGACTATTTCCGTATCACGTCTAACTCACTGATAATCTGCATTGATACGATGATACGGAAATTTCGTGCGAAAATCATATATGAGAAAAAAAGTGCACGGACTTTCGCGGTGTATTGGTTTGGTGGAACCCCGGATAATTCGTATATTTGTGATATAGAAATAGCTGATTATGAAAGATATAACGACTTCAATTGTAGTACCGCCTTACCTGTTTGACTGGCTTGTAAATAAATATGGTAATCCCTTAAGATTCCCCGCACGTTCGCCTCACAACGACTTATTACACGCGCTGGTGGCAGTGGCGCAACAGAAGAAGACGCCCGGAGACGAGGAAAGGAAACGGGGCATGGCGATCAACGTTGTGCTCCCAAACCGAAGTAGGCACAAACCCGAGCATTACCACCACTTGTCGAAAGAGGCCAAAGCCGTTTTTGTAAGAGACCTCAAGAGGTTTTTTCGCTTAGACCTGGTGGCGTTCATTGTCGAAACGGCAGCAGAGGGGAGGTTGACCCCTCAACATTTGGAACAATGGTGCAAGCGCCATGGCATAAGAATAACCCACAGAGACGCAGTCAAACGAATGTATTACCGGCTGAAAAAGGACTTTGAACAACAAGGGATCTTATTACCGCCGAATTTCGCGAAAAACGCGGCACTCATCACCGCATGAATTTCAGGATAATAATAACGCCCCCGCTCAATAGAAGAGCGAGAGCGCGTTAACGGAATACGCGCTCAGATACGGAACGGGGCGCATATTCCGATTTCTTTTTATGCGCTCATGAGTCGCAGAGTTCAGCGCGCTGGGGGATCCTTTCACTCAAAGACCGCACTCGCGTGACGGCCTTTGGCGAACAAACGGCTAAAAAACAGCACATTCAGGCAAAGCAAAGCCGGAAAAGACTAAACCGATGGTATTTGTCTCTTCCTTTTGCCCTGAAAAAGCTGTTTTTTAGCCGTTTGGGCGTATTTGTGCGCCTACATTCACCCTATCGGGATGAATGCAGGAACCCGCACAAATACTTTGCGTTTTCGCGCGCCTACATTCGCCCTATCGGGACGAATGTAGGAACCCGCACGAAAACTCTAAGAGGAAGATTTCTCTATTTCAACAACGCGGCCAAACGGAGAAAACCGTTAGGCCGCGTTTGTCATTTTTTCCCCGCGCGGGCGGGGCTATCTTTGCGTCATTAAGAGACACAACGCTATGCCAAGAAAATACGACATCAATATTGAAGGCGAAATCGGCTATTGGATCACCGGTGAGAGCGTACGGGCTGCTATGCAACCATACGCCGAAAGAGAAATAAAAGTCCGAATTTCGTCTCTGGGAGGATCGCTTTCTGATGGGTTGGACGTCTGTACACTCTTTCGAGTACATTCGAACGTGACGGCTTATTTGAATGGCATGGTGGCATCTGCAGCCACTATCATAGCCATGGGGGCACGTCATATCGTGATGGCACCCGAGGCTGTTATGCTTGTGCATAATGCATCGTCGTTCTTATTCCACTACGAACATGTACAGAAAGAAGACATTGACGACAAACATGAAGAACTTAAGCAGCTCAATGAAATGCTTACGACGTTCGACAAAGTAATAGCTGAAATCTATTCCAAACGCACAGGGAAAAGCGTGGAAGAGATGGAGAAGCTTATGAAAGAAGAGCGTTGGTTGACTGCACAAGAGGCGCTGGAATACGGGCTCGTGGACGAAATTGATAATTACGAAGACACCACGACACCGGAGACGGGTATGACGGCAATGGTCACGGCCATGTGCAATGCACACGGTTTGCCGGCGCCACCGCTCAATATTGTAAGCGAGCCAACTATCATTGAGCGAGTGCTGGCAAAATTCGGGATCGGAAAGGCAGCAAACAAAAGTACAACTGAAAATAATTGCTTGATTATGGATAAAACGACACACCCTGATTTGCTCAATGCTTTGGGCGTTGAGAAGATGGAAGCCAATGAAAAGGGCGTCATGCTTTCAAACGCACAGGCTGAAGTGCTAAACAAAGCACTGGCAGAGGCCTCAAAAGAGAAGACTCGAGCCGAAGACTTAGAAAAGGAAGTCAAGGAATTGAAGTCAACAATTGAAGCAATGAAAGAAGAGGCAAAAGCCGTGGCGAATGCAGACGGGGCAGAAACAGGAAAAGTGAACGACACCGCCGTTAACAAGGGAGAAGATTCTGTGGCAAAAGCCGCCGCCGTGGCAAAGGCACAACTTGAAAAGATCAAGGGGCTACTCTGACATTGATAGACGCACGTTCCTAAGAGAGAGAATAGCCGTAGGGGGCAAGGCATTGAATAACTGACACAACAACGAATATGGGATACCTAAATATTTCGGACGCTGAACTCAAAAAATCAGCGACCACTTTCCAAAAAGAACTGCTGATCACGCCGGTCCTTTCTTGCAGTGACACATTGCAACACTTCACAGGCCGCCCGGGCGTTGCTGGGCGCCAAGTGATCGGACAGTTGACCGGAAACATTGAACTCGGTCCGTACAACGCGACACGAGTTGACGACACGGGCGTGAATATCACCCCCCGTGTACTGGAAACTTATCTTGGATCAGTCGTGAAGAGATTTGATCCGAACGAAGCAGCTAAAACGGTTTGGGGAGAGGCGTTCGCACAAGGTGAAGAATTGACCAGAGCTGCATTGGTTTTGCAGGTGCTGACTTACTTATCGGCACAACTTGGAAAGATGATCGGCGCCGCTCTTTGGACGGCGGAGCGGGACGCTTCGGGAGACAAAACCAAAAACCTATTCGACGGCTTTGATACAATTACGAAAAAAGAAATTAACGCGAGTAGCATTTCAACCACGCAAGGGAATCTCCACGAATTTCCAGAAGCATTTTCCGACACGAACACGGTCGACCTGTTGATGAAATTCTACGAAGGAGCGGCACCGGAACTGCAGGCTGTTGAGACGAAGTTGTTTATTCCTCATTCTGTATATAACGCCTACAATCGCGATTACGCCACCCGCTTCGGCTCTACGCCTTACAACCATGAGTACTCGAAAACATTCCTCGAGGGAACTCAAAATTTGTGCGAGCTCGTTCCTTTGGCGTCCAAAAAAGGGTCGGAATACGTGCACTTGTCCACAAAGAAAAATATGCTTTACGGATATGGCGCCGGAATGGCTGATGAGAATATTGCAATCGAAAAATACCACGAGTTCCTGATCTCCTTTGTGGCAACAATGTATTTCGGAGTGCAGTTCGAAACCATCGCAAAAGAAAGCCTCTTTGTGGGTAAAATCCACGCATAACACTAAAACGATAAGACCATGCCAAACAATTGCAACGGTTTACCCACTCTCACAGAGAGTCTCATCCACTGCCAAGGCAGTCGAGTGCAGCCGGGCTTGAGAAATCACATGTATTATATCGCAAAGCGAGACATCGTCAAGTGGCCCAAGCGTCTCAATATTTCAGACAGTGGGGCCACCATGGAAAAACTCGCAACGCTCAATGGAGATTTCGTGCTGAAGGCCGATAAGAAGTGGAAAAAAATTGACCTGATCGACAGCAAGGGACAAATGGAGTCTGATCTTACCGGGGAATATCCGTCGAAGCTCTATGAGAACAAAGCCACTTTGACTTTTCCCGGAATCGAAGAGGCCGTCACGGGCTTTTGCCAACTGGCAGCTGAAGATCACTTTGTGTTTATCATCGTTCAGCGAAATGGAAAATGCCGACTGCTTGGTTCGGAAATGTACGACACAGAGGTAAAACCGAAGTTGTCAACCGGCGAGGGCTATTCCGGCGGCGGAACGGTGATCGAAATCACTTCACGAGACATTTCGCCCGCACCGTTTTACGCCGGTAAAATCGAAGTGGACGAGGGCAACATTTCGGGAGCCAACGATGACGTAACTACAGCCGTAGCAAGCGGAAGCCATGGATAAAGCATTCACACAGGACATCGCCGACTGGTTAGAAACCCCACGCGAAGAACGCGACGTGAGAAAAGGGGCTGAACTGCTTTTGCGTATCAATGGCAACCGACATATTTACCAACTGGCAATGATACGCCCGGAAACGGCACACAACCATGTGGAAGCCGACCTAAAGAAATTCCTACAAATTCGGCTGGACGGCCACACCATGGAGAGCGTTCGCCAAATGGATAGCGAGCTGATTCCGAAAGTGCAGAACATCATCACGACACGACAAGACGAAAGTGAAGACGCACCGGAAGAGACAGATGACACAGCACCGGCACATCGCGGCAAGCGCAGCGACCACAACGAACTACCTGAAGAAATTCGGGCTATCTATGAACGCGGTGGTGAACTCTTCGAGAAGATCAAGCAAATCTTTACAGAATTGCAGCAGATGGAGAACGCGCCGGCTTGTGATCGCTACGAAAAGCTCAAGGTGCTAAAGCCGCTTGTGAAAGAATACACCGACGGCTGGGAACGTTATGACAACTACAATTCCGATATGTCGCAAGAAGAAGCGGTGGAAGCAGTCGATGAAGCGCCGGAGCCCGGCAACGAAGTCAAACGAGTGGGAGCGGCAAGGAAGTTCATTTCAACACACGTAGCTAAACTCGAAACACTGCTACAGGCTGAAACAATCGACGAGGCAGAGGTTGAAAATGAACGCAGGCAAATCGCCGAGAGAATGGCATTCGTTGCAGAAACAGGTGGAAGTTTCAAACCCGATTTCGCTCAACGAATAAACGCCTTAGGGGTGGACATTGAACCCACTACTGAAGGCGAACAATAAAACGATTTTCTTGTTTATTAGATTGACGGGGCGGACGTTGAGAGTATGTTCGCCCCGTTTCTTCTAAGCAAACAAACTCATGCACACAACAGAAGACAAACCAACAATACACGACCCGAGAGAGGAACCGACACAGTTCTTCATCACAGACAGGTTGCAACTGGGAGAGATCATCGAGAAATTGACAGAATTCACGGGGAAAGCCGATTTGAAAATCATGTCTTTTTCGGTGGGTGAGGAATTTGTGAGAAAAATCCACATGCTCAAAAAAAGAGGAAGGATCAAACGCGCCGAACTCTTTTTTGATTTCAAAGCCGCAGAAAAGACCGCACGAACAAATACACTCACAACAACCGTTTTTGACCGAGTCTGCTATTGTGCCAATCATGCGAAAGTAGTCGTCGTGGACGGCGAAGAACAAACATGCACAATCGTCACATCGCAAAACGGGACGAGAGGCACAAGAAACGAGGTTTATTTCATCACAAACAAGGAGGAAATTGCAGAATATGTGCGAAGAAAATTGGAAAAGCTCCGAGCATCTCGGATCAATACTGGAGATTGACTACGAACTCTTCGAGCGCTTAGTTCGCGCACTCACACCCATCGCAGATATTGCGGTGCTCATGAACGTGGACGAGGCCATATTGCGTGATAATATCGAGGATCCGAATACGCCATTGTCCAAAGCATTTCGACGCATCAGAGCGCAAACCGCGCTTGAAATCCGAGAAAGGAACATCGAATACATGGAAGCGGGATCACCGAGCGCGACAGAAAAGGTTTCGGAATACCTCAAACAGGCCTTTCTTGATCTATGAATTTGGCACTGATCGAAACCGCACAGAAATTTCTCTTTGCAGATGAGAGAGAAATGCAGGAGGCGGGACTTTCGCAGGCCACGCGGGGAAGAATGATCAGGCTAAGGGATATTTACAACCACTGGCTGGCTCATCCGAGATTACTGGACAAGGATATCGTCGTTGAGATCATTCGAAGGTATCGCATCGGAAAGTCCATGGCATACGAAGATCTCAAGATCATCAAGTTCTGTTTGGGCGCGATGAATCAGAGCACCGTGGATTTTGAGCGCTGGCAATTTCGACAAAGATTGGACGAGGCTTGGAATACGGCACGCATCAACGGAGACGCACGCGCCATGGCGCAACTCGTCAACGCACAGGGAAAGTTTATGCGACTGGACAAAGACGAAGCGACGGCACCCGACTACTCTACGATTACACCTCCTTTCTTGGAAATTACAGGCGACGTTTCGGTAGTAGGTTTCGACCCGATTGCAGACGTGGACAAGCTGGTGAAAAAATTGACTGCACGATACATCAAGGCTGAAGCACACGACGTGGAATTTGAAGACATCGAAAACGAGACCGACACATGAGAAGATTCTTATATCGCGTCGAAGCGATTACAGCCGCAGCCGTCAAGACGACCAATGTGGCGGTGGCACCCGACGGGCACAGAGCCATGTTCGTGGGACGGGCGCCGAACGCCGAAGAGTGGTGCTTGACCAATATAGCAGAGGCCGACACGACAGAAAGTGTCGAAGACGGCTTAAGGCTTTACACGACTAAAATCACAGTGACGACCCACCGCCACACCCCGCTCACAACAACGGCGGCACTGCTACTCACAGACGCTGAGGGGACGCGCTGGTTAGTGGGTGGGAAGGGACCGACCGACCCGCTCTTCACCACAGAGCAGCATCACCCCGGTGAATTCAATTCACCCACGGTGGTAGTGGTAAACATTACGTGGACGTCGGTTTTTCCCATGCTGGAGATCATTTAATAAACAGAGGACATTTGCAATTCTATGAATGAAATAATTGAAGCCTTTCGAGACACGCTTTGGCTTTTTCTAAAAGAGCATGCACACACGCACACCGCGGTCATTACGTTGTGCACGGCTGCTATTCTTGTAGCCATGTTTCTCGATCTATGTTTTGGAGTACACAAGGCCAAACAACGCGGAGCAACCGTGACATCGAGGGGCCTGAAAAAAACAGCCAAAAAGGCCATGAGATATTTTGTGCCTTTCTTTGTGCTGACACTACTCGACATCGTGGCATGCTATCTTTTGCCGGCACCATTCTTCTGCATGGTATGGAGTGCTTACTGCCTGATCTGTGAATTTAAGAGCATCCGAGAATCGTGCTGGGAAAAGGAAGAAATCGAAAAGCAAAACCGTACGATTTACACCATCATTGAGGATAGAAACGATTTGGCACGACTCATCGCAGACGCTTTCGAGCAACAATTGGAAAATAAGAAAGAGGCAACAGAAGAAAAAAACACGGAAGATAAGGAGGAGTAAGCATGGCAACATTGCAACAGCGCGCCGAACAAATCAGAGACGAGGTGCAAGAGGCGGCAAATACTGCGCAGCGCGTCGGACAGCTGCTCATTGATCTCATCGCGTTGATAAAAGGCGCTGACAGTCGATATCTTTCAGGGATTCGCCCCGACACGGCACATGCTCCCATCCACTTTGCCCAAGGACTGACTGCAAAGGGGATTCAAGTGGAGGGCACAGCCAACGTGGAAGGAGCATTGTCCGTGGGTGATTTCCAAGCGGGTATGAGTGGCGCCGGTATATCAGCCGACGGCACAGCCGAAGTCGAACGACTGACAGTGCGCTCGAAATTGGAAGTGGCAGAAATGCAGATCAATCGACTCACAGCCATGGAGGGGGATTGGTTGTTGACTGAGAGCGGCACGGTGGAGCACGTCGAACAACGAGGGGCGCAATGGGTATTAACCATGCGACGCCGGTTTGAAGGGGACTTCACCGCTTTTGCCGTCCATGACGTGATCAAAGGGATCGTAAGCACGGCAGCCGTCAGAGCCTTTCGCCCCAACACGCCTTTGCCAACGCCCGAGACGGCGATTTACGCCGTGGCATGGCTCAGAGTCGAAAGCGTGAACATCAACGAAAACTCGATTACTTGCTCTTTGTATGACAACGCCGACGTTCCCGGCGGAGCAAATATGCAGCCGTGCGAGGGAATGAATCTCGCACGGTGGGGTAACACGAGTATTGCTGAACGCAGATCATGCTTGTATCTCTCATCAAGGGAGGGACGCATTGTGCATTTGCAGGGAGTGACGGCGCCGAAAATTACGCCGGAGAACCAACGAGCAGCCTTTGGCTCCTTGCCCGATTTTCTGAAAAAGGAACTGGCAGGAGTCGTTGACGCAAACGATGATTATCTATTTGCACGGGGGCTTGTGGTACAAGACATCATTCGACTCGACGCAAAGGCAAGCCCTATTCCTGAAATTGTGGATCGGGGCAACTGGACAAAGGGAGCTAAGTATTTCGGGGGCACTCGCAACCCGGAAACGAAACGCTTTGAGATCAGCGACGTGTGGCTGGACGGTGCGAGATGGAGGTGCACCACGACAAAGTCAGAAGGGACGACAGAGACACCAGCGCCGAACTCTATTCACTGGACGATCATTCAGGCAAAGCCGAAAGACGGCAGCCCCGGCTATGATGGTAAGACCGCCCCACCGACGAACCCAAACTTGCTCAACTTCACCGCGAAGTGGAGAGACAAGGAGGGGAATATTCCTTACCAAACAGGAGAATCGCGAAAGAGCGGAGCGAATATCACCACACCCGACGAGGGAAAATACGGAACAAAGTGCTTTCGTGTGCAAGCCGACCCCGAAGCAGCACCGGGAAAGAATGGAATATACGCCTTTAATGTCGGAAAAGACCGAATCACCGGCACGCTCAAAGCGGGGCAATGGTACACGTACTCGTTCTATGTTCGCGGCAAGGGGTATCTGCGCAGCGCGTTCTACTTTCAATTGAACTCGGTGGTGGAGAGACGCACGTCTGTAAACGGACTTAGCCGCGACAATGCCGATTATCTGTATCAGCCTATTTCAGACGAATGGCGGCGCGTTGTGTGTACGTTTCGCGTAGAATCGGGGCGTGTCTTTCCGTGGTTCTTCTCTTCACTCTCGGAATCGCAGAGCACGGACGATTGGTTGGAAATCTGTTGCGCCAAGTTCGAAGAAGGAGAAGATGCCACCCCGTGGTGCTTATCAGAAGAAGATAAGAAGGGAACCGACGGCCGAGACGGCGAAAGCTACCATGCGAACCTACTCGACAATAGCGCTTTTGCAAAAGGTTTGAACGGGTGGAATTACGAGATGGCCGCCGCTGAGATTGACGATACGACGAAAAGCCCCATCCCCGGAACACGCGCGGTACGTTACGAAACCCAAACGCTCAATGGGAAAGCTTTCGCATCAATGACTCAGGAAGTCGGGAACCGTTTACGGCCAAACACGACTTACACACTCAGCGCATGGGTCAAGACGACCAAAGGGATTGATCGTGCTTCTATCGTTACGGCGCACAAACCTCTTGATGTGATTTACATTAGTCACAGCCACGACGGCGAATGGACTCGTTATGCACTGACATTCACAACTCCCGAAGTGCTCAACGCAAATCAATGGATACTCCTACGATTATTCAGACCCGCGACAAACGCCACGGTATGGTTTGCCGCTCCTAAGCTCGAAATCGGAGACACCCCCACCGAGTGGACAACGTCGGAGAACGACCGAAAGGGCGACCCTGGCAAGAAGGGCGACCCCGGCGAGAAGGGCGACCCCGGCGAGAAGGGCGACCCCGGCAAGAAGGGTGACCCTGGCAAGAAGGGCGACCCCGGCGAGAAGGGTGACCCTGGCGAGAAGGGCGACCCTGGCGAGAAGGGCGACCCTGGCGATAAAGGCGACAACGGCCGCGGCATTGATCACATCGAAACGTTCTATCTGCTCACGGCCGACGGCACAGCCCCCGAAGACGGCACCCGCGGTTGGAGAAGCGCCCCGCCCGTGCCAACGCCGCAAACACCGTGGCTTTGGACGTACGAGCGGGTGGTTTATTCGGACGGGAAGAGCGAACGGAAGGCAGTCCGTTTGGTTACACGGTTGGGGAAAGACGGAGCCGAAGCGCAGCCGACGCGTCCCAATCTACTTGACGGGACGGACTTTCATCAAGCCGGAGCATGGGAATCGGGTCTCAACGGCACACACGCCAAGACTGAGACGGCGAAAGACATACAGCCCGCCGTCACAGGCTGTGGAGTGCTGAGAACGGTGGTGGAACGCGGAGCCGTGGGTGAAGAATTCGCGCAATTCTCGCAGCGCATACCGGTGGATTTGGTAGCAGGACAGGACTACACATTTTCAGTTTATGTCCGTGGTAGCAATACCGGCTGGATGATTGTTTTTCCTAATTCGGGCGAGCATTTTCGCCTTTCGGCGGCAAAGCCCGGAGAGTGGCAAAGAGTCTCGGTTTCATTTAAGGCAAGAGCGGCAAGACCCGGAGAAGAAAACCGCGCTTATTTACGCTGCTGGCTGAAAAACGCTGATAACACGCAGCGACACGAGGTGCTATTTTGCGCTCCCAAATTGGAAGAGGGCCTAACGGCCACGCCATGGTGCTTGTCAGAAAACGACAAAAAGGGCGCCACCGTGCGACATCGTGGTTTTTGGGACGCGTTTGCCGACGGGACGGTATTTCGGGGACGCAACGAGACGGGAGGAGGTTATGAAGACGTGGTGGATATATTGACGCCCGCGGGGACACGAGAAACATATCGCTGCACCCGCACGCATACCAAAGCGGGAAACGAGACGCGCCCCGGTGCCAATTCGCCATATTGGAAAAAGGGCGACTCGTTCGAGCTGGTAAGCACCGGCATGCTGCTGGCAGGAACGGCACAAATCGAAAATCTCGCAACGGGAAACATCTCGCAGGATCGCATGGTTACCGCAGGCGCGGAAATGAGATTTTACGCCGCAGGCTGTAAACACCCCGGTTTGGTCTTTGGGTACAGATCCGATACTCAAAAACGGAGATTCCCGGTGCTGCAATGCTTTGACCCCGAAACCGGGGCGCTGCTTTATGATTTGGGCCCCGAGGGGATCTTTGCCAATGCACGCCGAGTGGCGGGGGTCTGGACACCACTACAGATGATTCGCCTGACAAGATTCACTACGATTTCGCAACTCTACAACTGGTTAACGGCCAATACGGATAACTGGCATGATCAGGAGATTGAGCAGATGAAGGTGGAAAGCCCCTATTTTGCCGAAAATGGGCAGGAATATCCACTTTATAAATTCGGGCATGGAGCTTACTATACAGAGGGCTGGAGTGAGTTCAGACGAGCAGACGGTAGCATGCACAAAATCTTTGAGAGTTCGCGCACGTCGACGCCGACAGAAGATTACCCCGCCGCCTTTTGGTTCAACCCGTTAGAAAATAATTTCTCCACAACGGACACACCTGAAAACGCGTTGATAGACGAACATGGAGCGGCGACCGGCGATATCAATGCGACGCGGGTGACAGATGGCTGGTATTGTTCACGTGTTTGCCCGATACGCATTGAAAAGACGGCTTTTCAAATCAATGTCAACGGACGACCGCAGAACGTACCACTGTACGCGATCGACCTTTGGAAATTTCATGCCGGGAAAAAGGTGGAGACGGGGACGACCTATTTCGTCGACTTCGATTTGGATAACAACGCAAACGCAGCCGACGACGGCCGAGCACACAAAGGACGCAACCGCAGGGGACTCATCCACGAGGACAGTCGAAATATTATCAACAATCACAAAGCGATCTTTGAGATACAAGGCTTTGAGTCAAGAACAGACACGAGAATCAAACCACAAAAAGACTGATATGACAGACATCAATCCGTTTTTGCGCCACCTACTGCGATTTGAGGCGGGGGTGGCGGATCGGAACCTTTCGACAGACAAACTTTTTCTGAAGGCACATGTCAAAGGTTTCGCCAACGACCCCGACGACCGCGGAGGGGCAACAATGATCGGGGTGACACTGGCGGCTTTCACCGCTTGGAGAAAGCAACACGGGCGCCCCGCCCCGACGGTCAAGGAATTGAAAGCCCTTTCCTACGAAGAGTGGAGGGACATCGTCGAGAAGGATTTCTGGCAGCGGTGCAAAGCCGACGAATTGAAATCTCAATCTGTGGCGATGATGCTGGCAGACTTTACTTTTCACAGTGGAGCACATGGTATAAAAGCATTGCAACGCGTGCTGGCTGTGAAGGTCGACGGGATCATGGGGGCACAAACATTGTCTTCTGCCAACGCCACGCCACCCGCCACGTTGTTTGCCGCTCTAAAAGCGGAGCGTTTGCGGTTTTTGCAGCTCATCGTGAAGAACAACCCACGGCAAAAGAAGTTCATCAAAGGCTGGATCACGAGAGTAGAGGCGCTTTCATTTACAGGATAATATGAAAAGGAACAGGATCAAATCAGCAGCACCGCTTGTGCTGTATCTGCTTTGCGCCGGGCTTTGCCTTTGGCTGGCTAGTTGCACCACGACACGCACCGTCGAGCACCGAATCACGGTGCACGACACCGTGAAGTGGCGGCAGACTGACACGCTGTTCCTATTGAAGAATACGCGAGATAGCGTTTTCTTGCATGATAGCGTTTATCTCGAAGGAACAACCACCGTCAAAGAACGCATTAAAGAACGCTGGCACATTCGAACTGACACCGTTTGGCGAACAAAGACAGAAGCTCTACACGCCGTGCACCGAGAGACGGCACAACAGAAAGAAAGCCCAGAACCATCGTGGCAGCCTGGTATTTGGTGGGTGCTGTTGCTCCTCGCCATAGCCGGGGCGGTTCCCGTTCGATTAGGCAAAAAATAAGTAGCGTAAGGTATGCAGTTACTCTCATCGATTCCATCATTGACCTTTCCCGATGAGTGGGAGGCGTTGACCATTTCAACGAGCACGCCTTTGCGGTGCTTGATCAGTGTAAACGGGCACCCGGCACTTGATTTGACGTTACGCCCCATAAACGGACAAATCACACTGCACGACGCCGGCTCATTGATTAGAGACCGCGCAGAGCGGAAGATTGCAGTGGTAAAGTTGGAGGTGATCAAGGACAGCAATCGCACGACTTTGATCACGTCGACCGTGATCCCGGTGCAGAGCCACATGGGAGAAACCGCCGCAGCTTTTACGGCACGTTCGTTCCTTACATTCGCCCCGCCGGTGAAATTGACCCACCGCTCGGCAACGGAACGCCTCGCATGGGTGGGAAGCGAGACGGCCGTGGCGATTTCGAGCGTTTGGTGGACAGCGCACGGCGCAGTGGAGCACACCGAGAGCATTGCAGCCTCACAAAAGGACGGGGCCAACGTGGTAGACGTTTCGCCCGCCCGACTCAATCCACCCGAAGCGGGCGCCGTGCTTTGTCATTACGCCGCTGCATGTGGAGCACGCCGACAACGCTACGAAATAGCCCCGCCCAACACCTCACAGGGCGGAGGAGCAGAGATTGAGTTTCGGAATGATTTCGGAGTGGCAGACACCGTGCATGCTTTTGGCACCGTGGAGCGCAATGCGAAACCCACTTATAAGACCGCGCGGATCGCGGGGCGACGACACAACTACGAGACGGAGAGCGAAGTGACAATCACATGCTATTTCACCCCCCTGGGAACAGACACCCGACAGGTGGAAAGCGTGACGCAAGCCGCCGAGGTGGTGCTTTTGCCCATGCGAACGCCTATCATGCCGGTGGAAGCTGAAATCAAATGCACCGACGACACGACGAAGATAAACCACGCCACGGTGAAATTTCGTGTGGAGGAGGAAAGCCCCGCCAACGAGACCACCACGACCGGCAAACGATATAAGATTTTCGACGACAGTTTTGACAATAGCTATGAGTAAGGACGGACAAAGAATGTATCCGAAACGTATCCACCACGCGGAAGCACGGCGACTGCTCAGAGACCGGCAACCGCACCGGCTGAAAGTGTGGAAAATGGCGACGGGGGAGATCCTTTTGTATTCGCGTGCTATCTATCAAGGGGAACACAACAAACGGCGCTACACGCGAGTGCTGCTGCTCCCATCGGGAGAGATACGCGAATTTTGCAACTACACACTTTTCGAGATTGACGACATGAAGATTTATTTGTAATGGACACGACACACGAAGTTTGGACTCTCAACACCGAAGGCGTGCAGGCAGTGATCGCGGAAGTGGGAGACACCACCGAAGTCTTTGACACCGTGGTGGGAGCGGCCAAGTCGAAGCCTTTGCCGGGCAGCGCAACCGAGAAATATATTCCGTTTGGCGCCGATGATCAGCTGCCATACGAATTGAAACGACTTATCGACGGTGACGAGGTGACGGCGCAATGCTTGAATTTCAATGTCACAGCACTGTATGGAGCGGGTATTCACACCGGAGAAACAGATCGAGCAGCAGAGACTTGGAGCGCACGACAGGCTTTGCCCATGTATGTCTTGGATCAGAGCACGGATATGCAGCTCTATTATTTCGCGGTTTCGGTGATCATCCTTTCGGCAGACGGAAAACTCATCAACAGAATTGTGCACAAAGAAGCCCCCTATTGTCGATTTGCCGAGGCCGACCAATATGGAAATATTCCGTTTGTCTATTATGCCAACTGGCATGCAAACCGTCCCAAGCCCGAAGAGATTGAGAAGATTCCACTGCTCAACATGAGAGACCCGTTAGGTGATCTCAAAGTACGAATGGGGCAGGAGCCCGACCCGAAAACGGGGCGGAAACGTACGCCAACCCGCGAACGGAAATTTGCCGTCGCAGCAAGATTCCCAACGGCGGGATGTCAATATTACCCGGTTCCTTACTGGTCGTCGATTCTCCGAGGAGGAAGCTACGATGAGAAACGGCTGATTTCGGTGGGAAAGCGGGCAAAGCTGAGAAACCATACAAGCGTGAGATACCTGGTGGAAATTCAACGCGACTATTACGAGCGCATTTGCCGGGAAGAGTTTATCACCGACGCCGAGAAAATAGCAGAACGTATTCGCCGAGAAAAGGAGAACATACGCAACTTCCTTTCGGGTTTGGCCAATGCGAACAAGGTTTGGATCTCGTCGTTCTATGTTTCGCCCGACGGGCATGAGGTGCATGATGTACGTGTTTCACTCATCGACGGAAAGAAAGAAGGCGGAGAGTGGGCAGAGGACGTGCAAGCGGCGGCAAATACCATCTGCTTTGCTTTTGGCGTACACCCCAACATGGTGGGTGCAGTACCGGGGAAGGCGCAGACCAACAACAGCGGGTCGGATAAGCGTGAACTCTACACCATGAAACAGGCGCTGCTCAAGCCCATGAAGGACATTCTCCTCACGGCTTTGCGCTTGTGCTTTGCTTACAATGGATTTCGCGGAACGCCAACACTGCCAATGATTCAATTAACCACGCTCGACGAACACCGGGACGCTAAAATTACACAGTCATGAGTATCATCACCAAACAGAAATTCGACGCGCTCGTACCCGCTTTCCGAGACGCAACCGATAGCGTTTATCGAAAAATGGTACCACAATTGGAACTCTACGAAAACCGCACCGGGGAGTTTGCGCCCTACGAAGAATTGAGTGAACTGAGAGAACGATACATTTGTTTGGCGGCGGCACACAACGCCGTCCGAAGTCTCGACTTGATTCTTACAGGGTCTGGCTTTGGAGTCATCTCGACGGCCGAAAAAAGCCCCGCCTCACAAGCAAGAGTCGACGCACTGCAGAGGCAACTCTACGAAGAGTGTTCTGATGTGTTCGATGAATTGAGGACAAAAGCCTTGAGCACGGCGTGGAACGAGACGAGCAACGCACAGGACATGGTGGACTCCTTTCTTTACACCCCGACTTTGCTGAGAAAATACGGAGTTTTGTGCGAAGAACGCGAAGTTTTTGCAAGAGAATACGCGCGTTTGGCACCACAGCGCCACGAGGGAGCGATCCACGTGTTGCACGAGATTTCGCCCGAACTCTACGAAGCGATGCTCAACTGGTTGAGAAAGGGCGGAGAGTTTCGCACAGACGACAATTCACCGCGACAACATGCGATGAAAACGCTCTTGGAAAGGGGACGCGTCCTCATGGCACGCGATATGACAGCGGGGCCGACCCACAAGGCATGCCAAAACCTCAGAGCCTCCTTGGTGATCTTTGCCGACTCGATCCCCGAGTACACCAATTCGGCTACCTACAGGGCACGACATAGCGGTTTCTATGAGAACAAAGCAGACCACCCCACCTTCTTTTTTTCCTGAAACGCTGAAAGTGCGCATACCAAAAGGCTGGGAGGCCTTGTCTGAAAGGGAACTGCTCTACATTTGCGCACTCATGGCGGCCGAACGTTTCACCGTCGAAGAGATTCAGTTGAGATATTTGCGCCGCTTTGCGTTCGAACGCCCCAACCCACCCATGTGGAAAGTGCTTTCTCCTTATACCTTGTTGAGCGCGGCCGAGGAGTTAGCGTGGTTGGAGGAACCGCCCACCACGGCCATACGCCCCGCACATATCGGGAAGTATGAAGCCATCGACGCACATTTGTTCGACGAAAGGCTTAAATTCGGCGATTTCCTCATCTGCGAGAACTTGTTCCAAAGTTGGATCAGTTCGCAGATAGAGGAACCGATTGAGCAAATGGCGAAATTCCTATACCGCACGGCGGCAGACGAGTACGCGTTGAACATTCATCTTTCGCCCGCCGAACGTTACGCGGTGATCTTTTGGTGGACGGGGCTCAAAGCGGAACTGGCTACAAGATACGACGAGCTCTTTCGGCGCATACCGGCGGGAGCCGAGGACTATGATGACAGTTCGCCGGCAGAACGCCAACGGGAGAGCACAGACGCACAGATTAGAGCCTTGACGGCGGGAGACATCACCAAAGAACCCGCCGTGCTCAAAACAGAAACCCATCGCGCCCTCACAGAACTCAATGCGAAGGCGAGAGAAGCGCGGATAACCATGCAGAAAATGGGAACATGAAGATTTATCTGAACCGAATGCAGAGGGAAGTTCTTGCAGTGGGGGCCAAAGATACCTTTGCCATCGCGGGACGTGGAACGGGGAAAGGTGTGGTGCAAGCCACGGTTTTGCTCAACGCCTTTCAATCCATGCCAAGATGCACCGCGGCAATCGTGGCGCCCAATGCGATTCGCGCCATGACAAACACTTTGCCGTCGATGACAATGCACTGGGAGGCATGGGGATACAAGCGAGACGTGCATTGGTGTATCGGAAGAAAACCACCGAAGGCGCTCAATTGGCCGAAACCACTCATCGAACCGCACAACTGGGAGCACATTATTTCGTTCTACAACGGATCCATCGCACAAATCGTTTCGCAGGACAGAAAAGGCACGTCCAATTCCAAATCGTTCGACTTCCTGTGTATCGACGAGGCCAAGTTTGTAAAGTACGACCGACTCAAAGACGAGACGTTTTTGGCCAACCGCGGACAATTACGCGAGTTTGGCGACCAACCGCTTCACCATGGAATGATCGTTACATCCGATATGCCAATCACCAAGGAGGGATCGTGGTTTCTCAACTTCGAGGAGAAAATGGATCGGGAGCTGATCACCACGATTTTGACGCTCAAGGCGGAGCGTGAAAGGCACATCGCGAGAATCAAAGCAGAGGGGGTGTCAAACATACCGGACTACATTCCGAAACGAGTTGCAAGATTGGAGAAGCTACTTTCGCAGTTCAGAAAGCACGCGCTCTTCTTTGGGACCTATTCCACGCTGACTAACATTGAGGTGCTCGGAGAGTCCTACATTCGGCAGATGAAGCGAGATTTGCCACCGCTGGTATTTCAGACGTCGGTGCTTTGCCAACCCGTCCGATTACTGCAAGATGGTTTCTATTCGTCCATGACAGAAGCTCATCTCTATACGGCCGCCAACTTCAACTACTTGGACTCATTGGAATACCAATTCGGGGAAATCACCCAAACACGCGATAGCCGAGTGGACGACGACCTCATACCGGACGCACCGCTTTGCATTGCATTCGACTTCAACCGAAACATCAACTGGCTGGTGGTAGGACAGGTGGACGAGGAAATGGGAAGAATGAACACGGTCAAGTGCTTTTTCGTCAAGTACGAGCGTAAACTGGTCGAACTCGTCAATGATTTTTGCGACTACTACGAACGCCGACCGAACAAGGAGGTGATTTTCTACTACGATAGCACGGCAATCGGTTCGAATTACGCCGTCAATGATATCGACTTTCGCCGCGTCATCGAACAAACGCTCAGAAAACGCAAACGAAGCGTGCAGAGCGTCTACATCGGGCAGCCGATGAATCACGCCGAAAAGCACCTACTCATCAACCGAGGTTTTCAGGGACAGGGGCGTTTGAAACCCTATATCAACGAAGAGAATTGTGCTGATTTGCTCGTCTCGTTGCAGTTAGCGGGCGTCTACAACGGGAAGAAGGACAAACGCGGGGAGAAACTCGCAGAAACGGAGGAAGACAGACTCGAAACGCGCACCGACGGATCGGACGCATGGGATACGCTATATATAGGCTGCGAGCGTTTCCCAACCCGCGGGGGCGGGCTATATATCCCCTCGTCCAATTGGGCATAGCTCATCAACTATTCAAAAAAGAATTCCACCATGATTGATTTCCACGACTATTTCGAAGACCTTTGCCGGCGCAACCGAATGGCAAGCGACCTACAATTTTGCACCGTATCCTGTTCGGGAGTCAACCACCTGGACAGTGTGCTCAACCGCTACGATTGTGATGCCAATTTTGTCGCAGTCGATGACATTTGCGACGAGGAAACCTTTCTCGATAGCGGAGGGTGGTTCAAGCGAAAGGCATTCACCGTCTTTCTGCTCATGCGATACGAACACGACAACGAACGAGACCGACGAGAAAAGATGGGAACGTGTCGTGAACTCCTCAGACAATTTCAATCCGGGCTCCTCAGAGACGCGCCGAGATTCCTCAAAGAGGGACTATATGTGCAGATGAACAGCATTCGTTCACGAGAGATGGGAGGGATCTTTCTCAATGATTGCACCGGGCTTTACTTCATGTTTTATGTCGACGAGCCGGTGGACATTTCTTTCAACCCCACCGAGTGGAATGAATAGGCGCCATGGACAAACAAGAAGAAAAGGACTTTGCCACCTTTGCACGAGAGTGGCATGATATGATGGTGAGAATTTGGACGGATCGGATCGTGACAATGAACATTCACCGCACGGGAACGTTGCAACGCAGCGTACACCAGCAGGCTTTCAGCGTGGCACCCGACGGCTTTGCCATGCAAGCCGCATATCGTTTCGTGGAATACGGAATATATGTCGACGCGGGTACAGGAAAGGGCTACAAAAGAGACAACGGGGGCGACCTGAAATTTTTAGACCCCGTGGAAAGAGCCAAACGGGGGCTCGGAGCCACGAGAAAGCGCAGGCCGTGGTTCTCTGTGTCGTGGGATATATCGAAGAAGGTGCTGAACAGACGCTTGTCAAACGACATCGGAAATGAGTTTACCGGTATCTTCGACTCATTAAAAGACAATCCCTGAAAACGATTTTGACGATTTGATTTGGGAACAAGTGGAGAAAATCGTATTTTAGCCAAACAGAATTTCAAAACAAAGTCATTATGATCAGCGATTATTTCTTCTATTTGGCCTGTGTAATTGGTTTCTTGCTCATAGTACGTGTCATATACGTATTTGAGAAATCCTATGAGCAATTCAAAAAAGAACTTCCTGAAATCGTAAAGAAAGAACAGCATGAAAAGGCGGTCAAGAGAGCCGTCAGGGAACGATATAAGCGAATTGAAAGCGAAGCCTTTCGGAAGTACCCCGGAATAGGAGGGAACTATTTGAAAAGACGAGACTACATAAAAAGAAAGTGGAGAGGAGAAGGAGACTGATTTTGTCATTTTCTATTTTTACGCATAGCGGTATCTTTGACGCAAAAGGTCAAGATACCGCTTTTATTTTTCCAGTATGGTAGAAAAGGACATCAAGATTATCGAACTCCACGTCAACGACAAAGACGCGAAGGAGAATATTGAGCAACTCCGAAAGAAGGTGGAAGAGCTGAACCGGCAGAAGCAGCAAGCAGAGCAGGTATTGAGCGACAAAAGCTCCACAGACGCACAGCGGAAACGCACCGCCGAAATGCTCCAAAGGATAAGTTCCGAGCTGAGAAAGAGCACCCGAGAATTGGAACGCTCGGAGAATCGTGTGGAAGCGCTCACAAACGGTTTGCGGCGCATGGACGAGCAGACGCCGAAGGAGCTGCAAAAGACGATTCGTCAAATCAATGCAGAGCTCAATTCAGGCGCCGTCAAACGCGGATCGGAGCAGTGGGACGCCTACACCGAGGCACTCAAGAGTGCCAAGAAGGAATTGCAGGATATTCGAAAACAGCAAGAAGTAGAAGAGGACAAGAGCTTTGGAGATAAGATCTCTGGTTTCGGCAACAAGTGGGTGGGAACAGTCGCATCCATTGCTGGCAGCATGGAAATCTTTGACAACGCCAAACAGTGGGTGAGTAGTTTCGTCGATATGTACGCCGACATGAAGGAGCACATGAGTGGCGTGTCGAAATACACCGGGCTGGCAGCAGAGGAGGTGGACGAACTCAACGAGGCTTTCAAGAAGATCGACACCCGAACCCCCCGTGAGAAGCTCAACGACTTAGCCGCCGACGCCGGACGTTTGGGTATTACCGGCAAACAGGACATTCTTGATTTCGTGGACGCCGCCAACCAAATCAATCTCGCTTTGGGTGAAGATTTGGGCGAAGACGGCGTAAAGAATATTGGTAAGCTCACACAGCTCTTTGAGGACAGCAAGGCTTTGGGGCTCAAGAACGGCATGCTCGCAACCGCGTCAGTCATCAACGAACTGGCACAGTCCTCATCGGCATCAGAACCCTATCTTTTGGAGTTCACCGCACGTTTGGCCAGTATCGGGAGCACGGCAAAAATCGCACAGTCGGATCTTACTTCGATTGCAGCCGTCTTGGATCAGGGCATGGTAGGCGTCGAGAAAGGCGCCACCGCCATGCAGAACGTCTTGACGGCCATCTACAGACGCCCCGCCAAGATGGCAAAGGCCGCGGGGCTCGACGTGAAGAATTTCACCGAGCTCGTCAAAAACGACGCCAACGCCGCGCTCTTGCAGTTCATCGGCGCACTCAAAGACGCACGCTCGTTGGAAAACATCGCACCCATGCTCGAAGAGATGAAACTTTCGGGATCGGGAGTGACGCAGACGCTCGCAACTTTGGCCAACGGGCTCGACAACCTCAAAGCCACCCAACAGCAGGCATCACTTGCATTCTTGGAACACACATCGGCCACCAAAGAAGCCGAAGCGGCCAACTCCACCGTGCAGGCACAACTCGAAAAGGCGCAGAAGGCCTACAAAGATTTGGCCGTCGAACTGGGTGGACACTTGGAGCCCGTGGTCAAACACATGGTTTCATCCACCGGACTCATGGCAAAGGCGCTGCTCTATGCTATTCGGTTCGCCGTAGAGCACAAAAGAGCCCTCATCACTTTGGGCGTAGCCATGGCGGCTTATACGACCGGACTGATCATTACAACCGCATGGGAGAAACGTTTTTGGGTGGCAAAAGCGCTGAATCTCATTGCAGACAAAGCAGCGGCCATGTGGACGGCCATAAAAATGACGGTTATCATGGCATGGAATGCGCTGCTGGCACTCGTGACGTTGAACACCGAAAGAGCGGCAATAGCTCAGATGATATTTAATCGAGCCATGGCGGCCAATCCCATCGGTTTGCTGCTGTCTGGTATTGCTGCTTTGGTTACACTTATCATCACGTTCACCCAAAAAACCGAGGACTTGACGCAAAAACGTTCGGTGCTCAACGACGTGCAGAAGGAGGCCGTGAAGAAAGCCGCCGAGGAAATCGAGGTCGTCAAACGACTCCATCAAATCGTTCGCAACAGCAATGAAGCATACGACACCCGACGCAAAGCGATTGAGCATTTGCAACGAATCGTACCGGGCTATCACGCCTCATTGACCAAAGAGGGGAAATTGACCGAGCACAACACCAAGGCGATTTCTGATTATATTCGTTCGCTGCAAAACAAAGCCCTGGCTGAAGCTGCCTATGATAAGCTGGTGGAACTGCAAAAGGCACGAATTGAGCAGCAGATGACAGTCGAACGAAAGAAGTATAACGTCCGAGCCGTTGATAGAGAACTAAAAAAGAAACAATACGAATCAAGGACGCAGCGGGCTGTCATGTATTCTCCTTCAACAGAATCAACAGATCCAATGGATCCAATAGAATACGAGCTGAATGATTTGCGTACTAAAAAGCTCAATGAGCGCCAAAAGCAAGTCGACGCGCTCAACGCCGCGCAGACCGAGTTGAACGAAACCACCAAGCAGATCAATCAGCTCAACAACTTTGTCCAAGGGAACAACGAAGTCAAGAGCTTTTACGGCAAGCTCATCAATAATAAGGCCACCGACTTTTCCACCGACGACACCGAAAGCGGCACCTACACGCCCCCCGGCGCAGGTGGAAAGACCGGCAACAAGAAGGAAACCAAGGAAGACAAACTCAAGAAAAAGGAGCTGGAGGACGGCAAAAAACACATCGAACAGGTCGACAAACTGCAACGCGAGAAGAACGACCAACTCAAAGTGCAGTTCGCGCAAGGGCTCATCACCACCGAAGAGTACAACGCCGCCGTGGCAAAGAACGACGAGGAAGCACTGAAGAGCAAGCGCGATTTCTATAAACGCAACGCCGACCAACGAAAAAAGTGGCAAGACGAGCTGGACAAGTACACGGACAAGGAGAAAACGCGCAACCAAGATTGGAGCCTGGCACAAATCGACAAGGAGAACAAAGCCGCGCTCGAACAATTGGAGCACGACGAAGCCGTAGGGCTCATCACCACCGAGGCCTACGAGAAGGAGCGCGACCGCATCACGCTCGAACACCTCAAACGAAGAGCCGACTATCTCAAGCAGTGGGGGCGCGTCGACGACTATGAGAAAGCCGCCGCAGCGCTGCAGGAGGAGGACAACAAGCAGCGGCTCGCAAGAGAGAAGAAGTACCAAGAGAAGGTCAAGCAGCTCCGAAACGAGTATCTCAAAAAGACCGCCCTCGAACAATTTCAAGAGGAGATGAAGGTGCTTTCCGAGCTCCACACCCGCAAACTCATCTCCGAAGAGGAGTATTTGCGCTTGCAGGCGGCTTTGCGGCTCAAGTATCAAGGCGACGACGGCCGCGGCGGACTCATCGCCGAGGAGCGGCAGAAGCACGCCGAAGAGTTACTCACATCGGCACGCCACAGCGCGAGCAGCACACTCGGCACGCAGCGCGACGACAAGGACGAGAGCAGCCATAGCGGCACCACCAATGCTTTCGGCGTTTCGGAACTCGCAAAGAGCGCCCTCAAGTTACGCATTCACGCCGCCACATACGACGCGCTCAAACGCATGCGCGAAAAGGACAAGGAGCACGCCCTGGAGTACGCCGCCGCGTTCAAACAGCTCGACCGCGAACGCGTGCAGGGCATCACCGAAGCAGCCGCGGCGGCTTATTCCACATTTGGCGCCGTCGTTTCCACGTTCAGCGACTTGCAGCGCGCAGAGGCCGACGCCCAAGTGGCGAGAACCGAACGAGAGTACGACGCCAAGATCAAAGCCGCCGAGGGAGACCGAGAACAAACCGAGAAGTTGGAGGCCGAAAAACAGGCGGCCGTCGCAAAGATCAAGAACGATTACAACCAACGCGCGGCCAACATTCAGGTGGCACAGGCCGTGGCGGGCGGCGCCATGGCGGCCATCAACGCCTATTCATCGGCGGCGGCCATTCCCATCGTCGGACATGTGCTGGCGCCCATCGCCGCGGCGCTCGCAGTAGCCACCACAGCCGCACAGATCGCCACCATCCGTAAGCAGGCCGAAGCGCAGCAATCGGGATACTATGAAGGGGGCTTCACCCCCGGACGCAGATACCGGCGAACAGCGGGCGTGGTGCATGAGGGCGAGTTCGTGGCAAACCACAAGGCCGTCAACAACCCCGCGGTTTTGCCCGTTCTCCGACTCATCGACCACGCGCAGCGCAACAACACCATCGCATCGCTCACAGCGGCCGACGTGAGTAGAGCCATCGCGGCGCCGGGAGTTCCATCGCAAGGGCGAACACCCGACGCCGAAGGCAGCGCCACACACCCGGCCATGGCACAGAGACGGGCACAGCCCGACACAGTGCCGGCCGATACCGTGGCGCAGGGACTGCAGGAGGCCATCGACCGCCTCAATGTCAACCTCGAGAGCGGTATTCGCTCAACGGTTTCCATCGACGGCCGCGACGGCGTGGCATATCAGCTCGACAAGTTCAGAAAATTGACCGACAGAAAATAAAAACGTCTCGCATGACTAATCTTTATATCGACGGCCGACAGGCCGTGCTCCCAACCGACACGCAAATCAAGGTCACAACCGAAAACCCACTCTTCACCGACGCCGGCACTTACACCCTGGAGGTGGCTTTGCCACTCGAAGGGTGCGCCGACAATCAACGCATTTTCGGACCCATACACCGCGCCGACGTGCTCAAAGCCGAACTCACTGCCAAGCGCTGGCCCTTTGTGCTGGTCGCACCGCCGCTGCACATCGAAGGCACGGCGCGCGTGTCGTCGGTCGACAACGAGGGAGTGAAAATTCAGCTGCTGGCAGGACGATCAGCGCTCAACGACGCGAGCAAAAACGCCGACGGCGAAGACCTATATATTGATGAGTTGCACAATATCATCACGAAAGACGAGCGGGGATTCTCCGCAATCGGAGGGCTGGGAAGCGTCTTCGAAAAGGCATATCGTGAGAAGGAACCCGACGCCGACTTTGTTTCCTATTACGGCGTCCGCGCCATGTGGCTCAACGGAAAGCTTACGCACCGCGGGCGCGACGGAGACGCGGAGACCGTGGTGATTCCCATCTATTCCACCGCCGACAAGGTGACGGCCAACGAGCGAGCCGTGGTCTACTGGGGACGGCGGGGCAAATACATCGGAGTCGACAAAGGAGCGAAAGTCTACGAGATGACAAACGACGGCCGACGCATCGCGCCTTTCCCCGCCGAGGGGAGCTTTGTCGACGCCAACCAACAAGAACACATGCAGAGCGACACCGCCTTTGCCCCGCAGCCCTTTCTCGTCGTCGTGGTCGAACGGCTGCTCAAAGCGCTTGGTTTCAACATCAGCCCCGAGGACAATGCCATCAGGGGCACATGGCAGGAGCGTATCATCGTGGCGAATTGCAGAAAGACGGTGCACATCGCTCACATGTTACCCCACTGGACGGTCAAGGAGTTCATTCGCGAGGTGCAAAACTTCTTTGGCGTGCTCATCACCACCGAGGGGCGGCGCGCACGCATCGTCCGAAAACGCAATGCATACGGCGACGGCGCGAAAACCCACCTCATCACGCAGCCACTCGACGAGTACACGGCAACCGTCGAGGAGAACGCCGAGCGCAAAGACACCGCCGGTGCCAATGTGGCGTACAAATTTGCCGAGGTCGACAAGCGAATGCAGTTGCCCGAGGACATAGAGCAGAAGCTACAGTGCACAATCGAGCCCGACTTGCAGGCCGTCAAAAACGCAGGCCGGGGAAATGATTTCAGCCCCGGGGGCAACCTGTATGCCTTCACAAAGGAATATATCATCACCAACGCCAAGACGGGATTTCGCCACGCCTATTTTCGCATTCACGCAACCGAACAGTGGCAGTTGGAGGTGATTGACCCCATGGGCGGGCGTTTCCCCAACCGCAAAAGCGGCGCGAAACGCCCCAAGCCCGACGTGGAACTGCGAATCGTGCCGGTACAGACCGCCGTGCCGGCCAAGGGCGTTCGTTACGTGGCGCTCCTTTGGAACGAAAAGAGCCGGCGATACGACGAGCGCGCCGACTTTTCAGACCCCACGGCCATCATGGCTACAGGCGACACCGTGCGAGACCCCGACGGCGGTGGTATTCTTTCGGTGCACGACGTGCTTTATCCCAAAAACAGCGACACCGCGCAGAGCGAGCCCAAGGCGCGCGACGTCATCGAAGTGGCTTACTACGAAGAGGGCATGCAGCAGCCCGTCCACTCGGAGGCAGAGCACCCCGACTACATACCGGCAGCGTGTGGAAACCCCTTTTACGTGGAGCAGGAGAACATCAAACTCCACGGCGCACCCTCATTCAGGCTGCTACTCAACTACAAAGGTTTGCGACCCGACGAGACACCCGACCCCAACCCCGAGCAGAGCATGGAGCAGACCGTCTTTTCGGGCTACACCCCGCCCGACACCGCCGTGCAGCGCGTCGTCTCCTTCATCGACCGCGGAGACTTCAAACCCGAAGACGTCTACATCATCGGGGGCCGACGCTACCTTTGCCGCAAACTTGAATTCAGCGTCACAGAAAAGGGCACCGAACGACTCGTCAAAGGCTATTTCCACGAAGCCGAGTGAAAATTATTAAGCCACAAGCCCGCCGGTGCATGCCGTTTTATCCTTATCTTTGCCGCAGATAACAATAATAATAACAATAGCCCTCATGAAACCCGACGCACTCGCAGTGGCAAACTATCTGCTCCAACTCGCAAAAGAGAAAGGCATAGACTTGCAGCCGCTCAAGCTCATGAAGCTTGTCTACATCGCCCACGGCTACATGCTCGCATTGTGTAATCGCAGCGCACTCAACCCACGTTTCGACCGCGTCGAAGCGTGGAGATACGGCCCCGTCATCCCATCCGTGTATCACTCCTTCAAATCTTACGGTAAGGACAACATCGACAAGCCCACCACCGTCTTCGTACCAAAAGACGACGGCAAAGACTTTGAAGTGAAGACCCCCATGCTCGAAGACGAAGAACTGAAAAAGGTATGCCAAGCCGCCTTAAATAATTTCGGGCATTACAGCGGTGGACAGTTGGTGGACATGCTCCATATTAAAGGCACACCCTGGCAGCGATACTATGTGGAGGGGCAAAACAACATCATCCCCGATATTCTCACTAAACTCTTTTTCCTCAATTTGACAGAGCGCATTGCAAAAAGAGCGCGTGCACGGCGAATCGCAAAAGAACAACAGCAACATGGATAAATTTCTCGAAGATTTGATCAGTGAAGAGCTGCAATACGAGTGCGAGACCGAAGAAAACATTGAAGAAGACATTGAGGAGAGTAGCAACAATGAGGAGCTCATAGAGCGCGCCATGGAACAATTTAGTATGACTGCCAAAATTGATTCCATAGCCTCTATACTCAACAGATACAGCGACACAAGCACATTGAGAAAGTGTTCTGCTGTATGGGTGATGATTGTCGTTTCCGTTTGGCTGCTGGTTGTTCTCCTCATCCTGATTCTGTGTGGTGCAAGTGTGATTACCATACAAAGCGGCGTGCTCATCGCTCTTTTGGGCACAACCACGGCCAATATCATCGGTTTGCCCTTAGTCTTACTCAAAGGACTCTATCCCAAGGAGGAAGAGATTTCAAAACTGAACGAAGAGATTGCACAATTCACCAACATGCGAAAAAAGTAGCCCCCCGCCTTTTCACCCACAGCCCCCCGTTTTCCACCAAAAGCGGGGGCTTTTTCGTCGAACGCCCCCAACTTCCAAACCCACCCCGCCCGCACACGTTTTGACGCACACCGTCAAAATAGATCATAATAACAAGAAAGCAGCCGCGACGCCACGAGCACAACCGCGGAAATCACTAACTTTGTCAAAAAGAAACGACGACATGAAGACATCAGACCCACTTGACGGTTGGAAACCTTTTGCGCAGATCGACGTCAAAGATCATTTCTTCGACACACTGCGAAGGGACTACCAAGGTTTTGAAGATTGGTTCGAAAGGAAAGCGCAAGAAGGAGCAAACGCCTTTGTCATGCACGGCGAGGACGGAACACTTCAAGCTTTCTTGTTCCTGAAAGTAGAAGAAGGAGTGGTCGACGACGTTGAACCGCCCATGCAATCGAAACGACGCCTCAAAGTCGGAACACTGAAAATCAATGCACACGGAACGAAACTCGGAGAGAGATTCATCAAGAAGATCACAGACGCAGCCGTGCTCAAAAGCTGCAGAGAAATTTACGTGACAGTCTTTCCCAAACATACACCGCTCGTCGCGCTGCTCACACGATATGGTTTTGCGAAAGTGGCAAAGAAAGGAGAAGAAGACGTGCTGATGAAAAACCTCGACGAACAAAGCGAAGAGTTGCTGCACAATTATCCCATCATCCGGACGCAGGGACACCGAAAATTCCTTTTGGCCGTCAAACCGGAATACCACACACGCCTCTTTCCTGATTCGATTCTCAACAACGAGCGCAACAACGCCGCCACACTGATCAGAGACAACTCGACGACCAACGGCATTCACAAGATCTACATCTGTTTTATGCGAGGAGCCGACGAGCTGCAAAGAGGAGACATCGTCGTGATTTATCGCACAAACGACCACATGGGGCCGGCACATTACCGAGCAGTGGTTTCATCTGTGTGCCAAATCGAGGAGGTGCGAAGCAGGAGCACATTCGCGGACGCCCGAGAGTTTGAAGACTATGTCGGACAACGCAGCATTTTCACCCCCACAGAGATAAAAGCGCTCTACGAGGATCACAGAAACGCCGTGGTCATCAAGATGACTTACAACTTTGCTTTGCCGCAGCGCATTACACGCGGTCGACTCATCGAAGAAGCGCATTTCGACTCCGAAAGTTATTGGGGATTGCTCCCAATTACCGACGAACAATTCAAATTCATCATACAACAATCCCAAGCTCATGAAGGTTTTATTGTCGATTAAGCCCCAGTTCGTGGAGCAAATCATCAAAGGAACGAAGAGATACGAATTCAGAAAGGCCATATACAAGCGAACCGATATTGATACCATCGTGGTATACGCCTCAAGCCCGGTGTGCAGAGTTGTCGGAGAATTCAAAGTCGACGAAATTCTTTGCGAGACCCCCGAAACCCTTTGGCAGCACACACACGACAGTGCAGGCATCACACGCGAATTCTTTGACCGCTACTTTGACAAACGAGATAAAGCCTACGCCATTCGCATCAAGAGCTTTTTGCCTTATGAGAACCCCACGAAGTTAACAGAGGCCTTTCCCGGAAAAGTTCCGCCGCAATCCTTTTGCTATTTGGCTTAACCCCTCACCTTTTCACCCACAGCCCCCCGTTTTCCACCGAAAGCGGGGGCTTTTTCGTCGAACGCCCCCAACTTCCAACCCACACCGCCCGCACCCGTTTTGACGCCCACCGTCAAAACAGAGACTAACAACAATAAAGCAGCCACAAGCCCACGGTCACAACGGACAAAATCACTATCTTTGCACAAACCCTCATTCACAACAACACCATGGACTTCACATTCAAATCATTCATCCAAGTGCTTAGCTGTGGATTTGCCATGCTCGCAAGCGCATTTCGGGCTGAACCGCCCAAAGGCTCGCAGCCCATCGACGAAATGCGAAAGAACATGGAGAGAAAAATGACACTCACAGACAAGCAACGACTACAAGAAGACTGGAAAGCCGTCAAAGGCGACCAAATGCGCGCATGGACTAAGATAAAACAGATTTATGGCTAAGAAGAAACTCCAAAACACGCGCACGGAGGTCGACGTCATCGACGGCACCGCAATGCAAACGCATTCGCTGATTTCGGAGGACGACAACTGTTTGCCCGCCCCCGAAGAGCTCAAAGCCTACCAAGCCATCGCACCCGGGCTGGTAGAACATTTCATCGACGTAGCAGTCAAAGAGCAAAACGCCCGACACGAGCGCGAACGTCGAGAGCTGCAAGCCATGGTCGACGACAGCCGACGCGCAGCCACCACGCAGAGACTCGGAATGCTTCTTGCTTTTCTGCTCATCTTGACCATGCTCATCTTGACCGGCGTAGCCCTTTGGCTCGACCGCCCCTGGTTCGCCGGTATCGGTTTCTTTGTCGCACTCATTACCACCATTTCGGCTTTCATTAAGAAACAGGAATAACCCCACAAAGCCCCCCGTTTTCCACCGAAAGCGGGGGGCTTTTCGTCGAACGCCCCTAACTTCCAAGCCACCCCGCCCGCACACGTTTTGACACCCACCGTCAAAACGCACACCGAAACCAAGAAAAACGCACAAACGCTTTGCCAAACAAAAAAGAGTTCGCACCTTTGCAGTGCAAACAAACGTCGTCTTCACGACACCGCGGGGCATTCGGTCAAATGCTCGCCCACGGCGGGCATGTTTCGTCAGTATAGGCGAACCGCCCCGACCATCATCTTATCGACTTTACGACAGCTATGTTCGTCATAGCGGCCGCCTTTCCGAAATTTTATTTGTCCCTCGGGTCAGACGAAGTTTGTTTGCAACGGAAACGGCGGCCGTTTCTTTGTATACCGCCCAATGCAAACAAACAACTCATCACACGATGAAATCAAACCACAGACCCGGGGCCTTTGCCCGCCTTGAACGCAGCGTGAAACGCTACATGAACCGTCGCTCACAGTTCGCCCACGAGCTCACAGGAGCCAACATTTCGCGCACACTCGCAGCAGAGCTCATCATCGGCAGCGGCATTTTCTCCACCGCTTTCTTTGCCCACGACGTCATCACCGGCGCAGCGCTCATCATCGCCGGTCTGCTCATCGCACGGCGCGCATTTGCCGCCATCGACGCGCAGATTGACAACGACGGCCACCACATAGACCGAGCAGACGACGATCTCAACGAGGAAGGAGGTGCACGATGATCTTTTTCGATGAACACAAACGCATGCACATCGTCGACGAAACGGGGTGGTGGGAGCCCAAAATGATTCCACAACTCCTTTCCGAACTTTACGGCGCCATCGCAGCCGGAACGGAAGACGGGCTCTCATACCACGAAACCGCCATGTTCCTACAACTGCTCCTGCCAACCGGCAGACAGATGACGGACATGTTCGCCCACCCCGAAGAGACAACCGAAACCAACCCCGCACAGCCATGAAAGAAGTCGTCAACGTAAACTTGGAAATCGATATTAAGAAAATCGTTTTAGCCATTCCCACCGAGGACGAAGCCCTGTTCCTCTGCAAGCTTTTCGCCTACTTTAACCCCCGCAACGTGATCGACGCTTACCGTGCGTTCGAATCACTGCAAGCCTTTCGCGCTCGCAAGAGTTGCTCGAAGAACCGAGACGATGAATAGACGACAACGAAAGAAACGATACAAGACGCAGCTCATCAGGCAGACCGTGTCGTTTCTCCACAGGCACATGCAAGGCGTCTTCGAGGTGAAAGTCATATTCCACCGCATCAAGCGCCACAACCCCACCGAGCCACGGGATCATGAAGAAGAGACAACGCAAGAAACGAATGCAACAGCGCATAGTGAAGCACTATCTTGATTTGTTCGCCCCATACAGCGTCTACATCAAGCTGCTCATCAGGAGGTGGACGCGCAAAGAACGGCGCCCCCGAGCGCATTGACCGACGCACGCTGCCATTTCGCCACAGGGCGAAAGCACAGCCACACAAAAACGCCGCGCCCCGGGGGAGAAACCCGAGGCGCGGCGCGCTCTTCAGCCCGCGGCGGTCATTCGCCGTGCAGCACGAGGTCGATCACACGGCGGTTTGCCACGTCCACCTTTCGCCGGTCGAAGTCGATATACACGTCCGTGACGGTGTTCGCCCCGTGTCCCAGCGCCGCGGCGATGGTGTCTTTCGGCACATCGAGCCCCGCCGCCAGTGTAGCCCACGTGTGGCGACCCCAGTAGATGGTGAGTTCAGCGGCAAACGGCACGTCGAGCGAATGCAGTCCGCGAGTCACACGCTCTAAAAAGTTCTTGTAGGGCAAGGGCGCCCCGAAATCCAGCAGCCGAGCCCCCGCACCGCGATACTTTTCGATCAGGGCCAGGGCTTCAGGTTCCAACTTCACCGAGTAGAGCCGCCCAGTCTTTGCACGACGGTACTCCACACGCCCGTTCACCGGCGCACCCAGCGCCACCAGATCCACGGGATTGATTCCGATCAGGAGGAAAGAGAGCCGGAACACGTCGAGCGCCACGGTTTGCAGCGCTTTGGTAGGGCGCAAAGCGAAGAGCAGACGCAGATCATCGAGTGAGAGCGAACGCTTTCGCGTCGCTTCGAGGCGCAGCTGCAGCCCGCGGAACGGGTCTTTGGTCATCAGCTCATCGATACGCGCCGTGCGAAACAAACAACGAAGGTCGGTCAAGTAGTGCACCACCGAGTTGTGCTTGAGACCCTGCTGCAACATGTGGCTTTGCAAGTCGCGCAAAAAGCGGGGCGTGAAGTCGTCAAACGACCATTCGCGCACAAGCGGTTCGAAGAGCACGAGGTGGCGCAACGTTGACAGTATGCTTGAACGCCGCACGGCGCCTTTCGTTTCGGCCTGCTCCAGCGCCCAGTCGTAAAACCGAGGCGCCACCGTCTTTGCCACGCTGCTCAGATAGCGATCTCGTATTTGACGAGCCGAGAGCGCGTAGAGTTCGCCCTTGAGCTTGAGGTCAAACATCAGATTGACCACCTGCATTCGAAACTGTTCCAGGTAGTCGTTGAAAAATTGACGGCGCCGGTTTGCCACCACTTTGCCCAGTGTGGCATTCCACTCAGAGGGGAGCACGCAAACGCCCGTGGTGAGATAGGCGGCGCTGTTGCAAACGCGAATAGCCAAGCGAATCGGAGAGGGACAACCGGGCTTTGTGGCGCGGGTGTCGAGATAATACTTTACGGTAGCCATGTGTCTTTGATTTTGCACGGCGCTTGCACGGTATTTGCACGGCACTGTGCAGAAATGTGCAAGTTTGTGCAAGCAAGCCGTTTTTTTTTCGGATGGACAACCGCTATTTCCAGTCTGAAACCACCGTTGCAGCGGGAAAAGTAGGGTAAAATTACGCATTCACGAGAAAACGGCAAAGGTTGTGGCGTATCGTATCCACAAAAACCGATGAAAGGCTATCCAGTTTTGAACGACGATGTTCTGCACAGTTTTGGCAATCTCTGTCTGATCAGCAGTAGCATGAATTCGAAGTTCAGCAACAATATGCCCAAGGCTAAACTCGCAAACTTCGGTCTCGACGAAGAAGTGCGGAACGGCCTTAGCCTGAAGTTGCTCGAAATGATGGATGTCGTAAAAGAAAAAGGCGATTGGAGCGAGAACGAAATTAAGGTATTCAATGAGGAAGCAATGAGGAAGCTAAGCAAGCGTTTTCAGGAAGCATTAAGCAATCTGAGTGAAGAGAAACAATCCCCCCAATAGGACATAACCAGAAGGAAGGGAAGGAATGAGAAGGGCTTCAACATTTGCCCACCTCATCGAAACAAAATAGATTACACACACAACCTATAAATAGTATCATTATGAGTATCAAAAGTATCGAGCTTAAATTCTCAGAGGTCGGTATGACAACACCCGATCAACCGCGAAAAGCCAATTACATCCCGGTGGCAGTTTTAACATTTGACAACCGCAAGACCAAGAAGCGAGTCTATCTGGAAGGCATGCTGGAGGATAAGCGATCGGTAAATGGCTACTTCGGAGGACAAACATTTATTGTTCTTCACGTTGACGAAGAGTTCCGCGTCTTCGACTTGCAAGGAACGTTCCAAGGTGCTGTTTCAGCAGCAGAATACGGCACACCCATTGATGGGGGGGAAGATTGCTTCATTCTCTGCAAAGGCAGAACCATCACGAGGATATCCGATAAAGGAGTCGTTGGTCGTTCAAGAGAACTCACCGACGAAGAATACGCAAAGTACTTTCCGGAGTGA